ATACCTAGCAGGAGAGACTGATCTTAAGGTCCTTGGAACTGCAGCCTTGGCTGGCTTCCTAGGTCCAGTACTCAAGTGGCTAGATAAATCAGCCCCAGAGTTTGGACGTGGTTCAAACTAATAGTTTGTAGCAAGCGCGAGGCAAAAGCCCCTGTCACCCACAAGGTGATGGGGGCTTCTTTTTTTATGCCTAAAAACTATTCTCTTCTTTATCTACTGGGCAAGGTATGCGTACTAGGTTGCCACAGTTAGCACAGGTAGCATCTAAACCCCACCAAGCAATATCGTAATCATCAAACTGAGCAAAGACATTAAAGACTGTGCAACCACAGGAACAAGCGTGGACTGGACCTAGAGAACGTAGGTCAGCAGCAGTAATAGGTGGGAGAGGGGTGCTATATTTCAGCAGCCGAAGTAGACGGAACCACATTCTCTGCACGGCTCCCTCCTTGAGGTCGGTCGCCTCTCGGCCTTTGGCCTCGGCACCGTAAGGTGCCGTTTGATTCGCCTTCGGCTCATATTGTAATAATCCATAAGAGTGTCGCTGACGCGACACGCCGTATCTCCACTACCATTATCCAGTGACCACATTAGTAGCAATCGAACTAGACGATAGAGCAGTCATAGCAGCAGACAGTCAGATAACAGAAGATAATCTGCGAACTATTAGTACATCCACACCTAAGATTATTCACGTGGGTAAGTACATACTAGGTCTTGTCGGTGATGCTAGGCCAGGAGATATCCTCGCCTATAACTGGACTCCGCCCACCTACAAAGGCGCAGACCCCGTGCAGTGGATGGGCAAGAAAGTTATGCCGTCCATACTCACGGCATTCAAAGAGAACGGATATGAACCTTATGAAGCAGCCAAAGACAAAGAAGCAGGGTTCGACTACATTGTCGCGTTTAATGGGAATGTATTCCATATCGCGACGGACCTATCGTTTATCAAATCTGACCACAAGATTTATGGAATCGGTAGTGGCGGTGCTTATGCTCTCGGTTATCTTTATGATCGTGTGGGTCGTCTCACTATTGGTAATGTAGAGCAACACGCCGAGAAAGCCGTTCAGATTGCTTCAATGCTTGATATAAATACTTGTCCTCCAATACAATGTGTCACTCAGGAGAGGATTATATGAGAGACAGATGGACTGTGAATGTCACCAGTGGCTCCATTGGTAACTGGGGTTTAGGTATTGATTACTACAGAGAATACGAAGATCTGCCTTTGCAGATTATTGCTAGGATATTTGTAATCAATCTGATATTCTTTCGCATTACAATAAACAGGTGGGAAGAATACAAATGGATGTAAAAGATTTACTTATCAAGGCTCTTTACGAAAAAGAAAACAAACGACCACGTTCTACTCAGGTCCAAATAGGACCATCAGAACTAGGTAGTTGTCGTCGTAAGGTCTGGTATAAACTAAATAACCAGCCAGAGACTAATGAAAATGAATTGAAATTGGCTGCAATTATGGGAACTGCTATCCACGACACCATAGAAAAGGCTTTATCAAATAACAAGGAAGTTTTACTAGAGCAGAGCGTAGAACATAATGGGATGAAGGCCCACGTAGATCTCTACATTCCTGGAACAGGCGATGTAGTTGATTGGAAGACAGTGAAGTTGAAGAACCTCGCTTATTTTCCAAGCCAGCAGCAACGCTGGCAAGTACATACTTACGGATACTTAATAGAACAAAGTGGATTGGGGAAGGTCCACAATGTGCATCTAGTGGCAATACCACGAGACGGTGACGAGCGCGATGTAAAGGTCCACTCAGAGAAGTACGATTCTTCCATCGCGCTTGAAGCCTTATCTTGGTTGGCTGGTGTCAAAGAGTCAGAGACTCCACCTGAGCCAGAAAAAGATGAGAGTTACTGTAAGTTCTACTGTAAATACTACGACGCATCAGGTGAGATGGGATGCGTTGGTATAAAAAAAGAACATACAAAAACTGAATTAAAGTTAATAGAGGATAGATCAGCAGCAGATAAAGCGCTGACGTATCTACAAATAGATAATAAAATAAAAGAATTGACTACACAAAAGGATGCTTTGAAAGAAGCACTTAGTGGCGTAGTCGGTGTCACTGACACAGGAGTAGAGGTTCGTTGGTCTACTGTGGCTGGTGCCAAACAAGTCAATAAGGAAAAGGTCGAAGAACTTCTAGGCTATCTTCCTGTAATCGAAGGCAAGGAAACTCTGCGCCTTTCTGTCAAACACAATGGAGGTAAATAGTGGCTGCAAACGAATCAACAAAGTTCCAGGTAAATTTCAAGACACCAGATGGAACTCTTATCAATCTTTACGCTGCAAACAAGGAGGAACTAGAATCGCTGCTAAATGCAGCGCAAGACTTTTCTGCCCTCATTGGAAGCGTTAGTCAATCTTTCTCAGGTTCTAGACCGTCTACGCCCGTATCAACTGCTGCACCAGCAGCAAAACCACAGGTAGTTGAAGGTCAGACTCCTGAATGTAAGCACGGTCAGATGCAATATAGAACTGGTAACGGAGCAAAAGGTCCTTGGCGTGCTTGGATGTGTGCTGCACCAAAGGGTGCTCCTGACAAGTGCGACGCAATCTGGGTTCGATAACTTCGTGCGTGACCCACGAGAGTACGAAAGTCCTCTCTGTGCGGAAGTTGATGGCGAATACTGGTTCCCAGAAGATATATCTGGTAACGGAAAATACGAAGGTGTCAATCTCGCTAAACGTATTTGTGGAAACTGTCGTCACCGAACTGAATGCGCCGAATGGGGAATCAATAAAGAGCGCTATGGAATGTGGGGAGGACTCACTTCTAATCAGCGTAGGATAATTAGAAGACAACGTGGGATAGTTTTACCAAAAGAAGAAAGGGAGGAGAGAGATGCTTAGGCTTTCTCGTGCGTGGCAATCCACTAACATTAAAGCCACGCCACTGCCTGATGTATGGAAGTCTCTCAACTCTACTGAAGTCAATGTAAAATTTAGAAGAGGACAAGTCTGTATGGTTGCTGCTGCACCCAATGCTGGCAAGTCTATGTTTGCTTTGGTCTATGCAATCAAGGCAAATATCCCAACGCTTTTCTTTTCAGCAGATACCGACACTGCAACTGTAATGATTCGTACTGCTGCTCATCTGTCAGGTCATTCACAACTGACAGTTGAAACTAATTTACAAAACAATACACGTCACTACCAAGAATACCTTTCTAAGATGCAGAACATACAGTGGGTCTTTGACTCCAGTCCGTCACTCGATGATATTGAGATGGAGATAAAGGCATACATCGAACTGTATGGAATTGCACCTGAACTTATAGTGATAGATAATTTAATGAATGTAGCAGCCGAGACAGATAATGAATGGGCTGGACTACGTGCAATTATGATGGAGTTACACGATATGGCACGCAAGACCGAAGCGTGTGTGCTAGTACTTCATCACGTATCAGAACAGAGTGAGTATGGATCTCCCACGATGCCCCCTCCTCGTCGTGCTATACACGGTAAGGTAAGTCAATTACCTGCCATCATTCTGACCCTTGGTTATGACCCCTCCCAAGGAATGCTTCGGGTTGCTGCCGTGAAGAATCGGTTTGGTCCTCACTATGCTGATGCTTCACGGTGGGCAACACTCTTTACAAACTTTGCTGCGTGTCAGATAGGTGATTCTGATTCGCAAGGAAGGGCATACTTACATTCTAATTTGCAGGTGAGACATTGAGTAGTTACAACAAGGCTAAGGGTTCTAAGTTTGAAACCGATGTGATGAAGTATCTACGACAACTAGGTCACTTTGCTGAAAGACTTGCTAAGGCAGGAGCCAATGATGAAGGTGACATAGTTACCATAATCGCAGGTCAGACCTATATTCTGGAGTGTAAGAATAGAAAGTCATTAGATCTTCCGCAGTTCTGGGCAGAAGCCCAGGCTGAGGCAGCCAACTATGCGAAGGCGCGGGGGCTTGTGGTTGATCCTCCAGCCTTCGTTATAGTTAAAAGGCGTAGAGGTAGCATAGAAGATGCTTGGGTAATACAGAGCCTAGAGAAATGGATAGAAAATGCCAGTACCACAAGGAAAGATAACAAGTAGTGAAATATTTGATACACCAGAAGTTAAAGAAGAACCAAAAGTTCTTGAGAATAAAGAGTATAAAATTACCTTTACTCGTAACTCAATTAAATCAACTGTTGTAACTGCTTCTTCCAAAGAAGAGGCTTTAACCATAGCCCAATTCAGGGTTTCTGGAAATGCTTTGGAGTACGATGAACTCATACAAGAGTTTGATCCGAGCATTGAAGAACTATGATGCTTTGCAGTAGTTGTAAATGGGCAGGCCATCACAACACTATTGGCAAGACTGATATGGCTAAAGAGTTCCACGATAAATGTAAAGGAGACTGCGCTTGCCAACACAAGACTGGTCCAGGGTGGTTCGTACTAAGAGGTCAAAAGCCTCCGTTGATGCAGACGCAATCCCCGTAGCAGTAATAGTTTCCTACTATGGTGGAGAAGTAAGAGAGGGTAAGAGCGCTAGTGTCAAGTGTTGTATACACGATGACTCAAGGCGTAGTGCAGTAATGAATACGTATGACAACTTATACTTTTGTCATACTTGCGGTAAAGGTGGTTCATCTGTCGCTATTGTGATGGAGAAGGAGAATCTGGAGTTCAAAGATGCAGTCAAACGAGCAGTCGAAATTGTTACTGGAAGTGGTCACACGCTACAGTCAAAGCATAGACGAGGCAACGCTAGGGTATCTCGAAGGACGTGGAATATCTAAGCAAGTTGCAGACCAGTTTATGTTGGGAACTGTAGTGGATCCTGCCTCTGGTCACGAACAGTTTGAAGGTTGGCTATCTATCCCTTACATCACTGCTCTTGGGATGGCAGTCAGCGTAAAGTTTAGAAGACTAGATGATGGGAAGCCTAAGTATGGGCAACCAACAGGGCAGAAACTGCACCTCTACAATGTGGCTGATGTGGCAGTAGATTCATCACATATAGTTGTTACTGAGGGTGAGTTGGATGCAGTAATCATCTCAGGGATTCTAGGTATCCCAGCAGTGGGAGTGCCAGGAGTGGCAGCCTGGAAGCCTTACTATGCTAAGTTAATGACGGGCTTTGATACCGTTTATGTTGTCGGAGATAATGACTTAAAGGAGGATGGAACTAACCCAGGAGCAGAGTTTTCTAAACGTGTTGCAAGCGAGATAATCAACTCACATATTGTACAATTACCACTAGGTATGGACATCAATGAGTTTTATCTACAACACGGGCCAACAGAATTATCAACCTTACTAGGAGGAGTTAAGTGAGTGACTACAAAGAAGGAATTGACACAGATGGCAGAGTATCTGAAGGAATTGGGGATGGTAATAGTCTCCATAGACTTCAAGAGTGGTACGATTACAGTCAAGCCGATTCCAACAAGAGATTAGACTCGGAGTTTATTGCAAATGTCTGGAGAATCCTTGACACGGCTGGCAATTTGCTCATCCGCAAACATAAAGATTATGGTCCAAAGAACATCTCTCACAGTCCAGGTGGAGCACTCAACGGATTACGAGTGCGTATGCACGACAAGGTGGCTAGAATCAATCACCTCGTTGATAGTGAAGTATCTCCCAGCAACGAGTCACTCAGAGATAGTTTCTTAGATCTACTTAATTACTCTGCCATTGCAATGATGGTGCTGGATAAGACTTGGCCTGAGATACCTAATGACTGAAAAGTATTCGTGGTATAAGGCTGCATTACGCAGAAAGAAAATAGCAGAAGCAAAGACACTGAAGGCTGCCCGTTACGTAGATGAGATGAATAAGAGAGCCGAACAATACGATGCCACGCACCCGAAATAAAACTTACAAAGAACAACGCATCTCACGAATACGAATGTATGGGATTGATGTCCCTGATTACGAACGCATCCTCGAAGAACAAGGTGGTGGGTGCTATGTATGTGGCAAGAAGCCTACCGATAGACGCGCTTTAGATATTGACCACGATCACAACACAGGAAAAGTTCGTGGCCTTCTCTGTTCCAAACATAACCGCGCTATTGGTTTGATGGGTGATGACCTACTCATACTTATCAAGGCATTAGAATACTTAGTGAGGCAACGTGACTAATAAACTACACCCTTCTTTAGATGACTTAGTTCCTAGCGTTGTTACTACTATCCATCGTAGGTTTAGAGCATACACAGAACGAGGTGACTTGCTCCAAGAGGCTTGGGCTTTTGTTCTATCTCGTGCTGAACATTTCAACGAGGTCCTCTCTGAGGAGAATGAAGTACAACGCAAGTGGAATGAAAAGAAAATAGCGTGGCAAATACGTAGAGCATTAGAGCGTTATGCTAGAAAAGAAAAGGCTAGTAAGTCTGGCTATCAACTAAACGATGAGGCGTATTACGACACAGTTACTATCGCCCAACTACTTCCGTTTGTTATCAAGAGTTTCATTAGTGATACAGCGCTAGAACAGAGTCAAATCCTTATCAATGATGGCACACCAAGAAAGCCTTCTGCTCCTGCTGAGGGTGGTAACTTACTGGCTATGCTGGTAGATATCAAGAAAGCCTACGAGAAGTTAGATAAGTATGACCAAGATATTCTTAGACTTAGATACCACGACAACCTAACACTACAAATTATCAGTGAGTATTTAGAATGTGCTATCTCTACTGTTGATCGCAGATGCACTCAAGCCTTACGTAAATTACAGAATAACATTGGAGGCGATAGTCCTTGGGGATAATAATTGACCTCTCTCCAGAGGAAGTGCGTGTCTGTGCCACCCTTGGTGTTGAGCGCTGGCTTACTAAGTTTGGTTCTATTGATCGTCCAAACTATGCAGAAGGTAAGAAGTCTGGTCGCCTAGAGCCAGAACTAAATGCCAATATCAGGGCCAACGTTTCTGAGTGGGCAGTAGCACGCCACTATAATCTACCTTGGAATGTTCCTTGGTATCCCAATAAGTATCATAGTCAGCGCAAAGATATCTCCGATGTTGGCGAGTTTGAGGTAAGAACTGTTCGCACTTACGGCGCTATCCCCTTCTGGAATAAAGACGCTGGTCGTATTATTTATGGGACCAAAGTCCTTGATGATGAATACTTCTCACAAGTGGAGATTTATGGTTGGTTCAAGGCAGATGATTATATGGTTGATACTTTCTTTGATACTCAGATACAAGGCTGGCGTGTGCCTGTGGAGTTATTAGAAGTATGAAGTATGAATACGAGTGTCCCAACTGTGGCAATGTGTTAATGATTATCAGATCTATCCACGATATTGAAGTGGATTATGACTGCCCTCAATGTGGCACAACTGTTAATAGAAAGTATGACTCGCCCTCTATCTCCTTCAAAGGTAGCGGTTTCTATTCAACAGATAAGTAAAAGCCCCGCTAAGAAAGGTAGTAATTAGCAGGGCTCTTACAAGGTTATAGTGTATCAGTAGTGTGAGGCTCGGTTATGATGGCGGAGAGCCTTGCAAGGTGATCCATAACGGACATCAATGTAACGTAGGCCTCGCAATACTTGGAGTTCAGGTTCTCTACTTCTCTCTCCAAGCAGTTGAGCAATTCCGAAAGCGCTTGATTTTGGGTTCTGTGCGAAGTGGTCAAACCTGCTCTCACGGGTCCATAAGGATTCAAGACAGGCCCACTCTCTTCCTCTCCAACCAAACGCAACCCACGCATATTGCTTTGCCAGTTTTCTGTTCTCATTCTTCTCCTTCCAAGTCGCCTTCGCCCTCTGTATCTCCGTCGGTTTGCTTGGGTCTAGGTGCGTTGTCGTATCCATCTGTATCAGTAGAAACGCCATCGCTATTATCGGTAGCGCCAGTAATGTCCAGCCACGCTTTGCCCTCTGCCTCATCAGATAACCTCTCCTGCTCAAGTATTGCCTTGTATTGGTCGGGATACTGCTGGGCTAGGCGCGTTTGCGCTCGCCCTCTTGCTCGCTGGTAGTTGCGTAGCCATACTGCTCGCTTCTCAGCGTTTGCCTTGCGTTTATCTGTTGTCTTCATTGATCTTATCCTCCCAGCAGATTAGTAAATAAGCAAAAAGACAGGCCACTATTACGCCTAGAAATATCATCGTGCTCGCTCCCTCTCGCCCACTATGGTAGCCAAGACCAAGGCAGTTATATCTATCTTATCTATCACCAGTTTAGGCTCCTCAATATCCTCCTCGTTCCATACTGATACGAAGAGTTTATTATCTAGCCCTCTTCTGAACCACTCTATTGCTTCCGAGGCGCTCGCTCCTCCCCAAGTCGAGTCTGAGCGCCTGTCTGCTACCTCATAGAAGTTTATTAGTTTCATCTGCCTTGCCCTCCTTGTTCTTTAGGTGTTCCAGTTGTCCGAGCGCAGATACCATACGAAGTAGGTTCTTGCTTGCCTCCTCTATCTGATTATCAGATACTTGTCGCACAAATAAGTCTCGACAAAGATCCGCTTTTGCTTGATAGTATTCTTTATTCATTACCTCTTGCCTCCGCTTCCATTTTGATTAGGTCATCTATTTCAGGTGTTATCTCCTGTCTTGGGCAGTCCTCATAAGGGAACTGCTCTTGCTCTTCACATAGGCAGAAGTTAAACCTCTCCACCTGTGTAGCGTGGGTTAGTTCTGCTAGTTCTCCCCAACTAATTGAGTCCTCAGACATCAGCGCCCTCCCTCTCATTGGCTTGGCTTAGTATTATCATTAGGTCTTCGGTTATGAGGTCGTTGTTGTCGTTGTAGACACCCTCTCCCTCGTAGGGATACTCCCACTCTGACCCGTTCCATACTGTGCCATTAGGAAAGCGGGCCTCCTCGGTGTCGGGATCGAACTCCCACCCCTCAGTCTTGCTCCATTTGATTATGTAGTAGTGCTCTTTAGACATTGACTTCCTCCCTCTTGCTATCTATCTCCCTTGATATAGCCTCGTATGAATCAGAGCAGGGAATTAGAGAGTCAAAATCTCTAGCAACCTGCCCAAAGACCTCCTCCGAGACCTCAAAGTGTTCTGCCAAGTAATACTGATAGATAATCGGGGCTTCTAAATCCTCTCCCTTCAAGTGTTCTATCAGTTCTCCTACTGTCGTATAGTTAGCCATTATTTGCCCTCTCCCTTTCTCTTGTCGCTTATCTTGCTTATGATGACTAGGCCTAGCCATATCGCTAGGGCGTAGGTAATAACCTGCATTAAGGCCCAAAAGCCCCCCACCTGCACGCTAGTTAGGCGGTCTAGTATGAACTCTAGGCTCACGCTCTCGCCCCCTTTAGAAGTTAGCATAGGTAGCCTCTATCTCGTCTATGCGGTCTTGGATAAGGTCTAGCAAAATACAGTAATCTTTAGGGTCATCAAAAATTGGATTTTCAACTGCCCTTCTATATTCCTCTCTCAATACTTCTATCTCTCTGCTCATTGGCTCATCATCTCCAACTGAAACATCGCGTAAGTGTAGAGCGGTGAGTCTTTGTCTATCTCAACTGTTGCAGTATCAAACCAGTCGGAGAAGCGGTAAAGCACTTTATCTACCTCGCCTTCTGTTAGGTGGATTTCCACATAATCGGCAGGGCCTCCCCAAGATAGGCAGATTTCCACGATTTCCCGCTTCTGGATAGATAACGCAGGGTCATCTTGTCCCCAGTCGCTATCTGGATTATCTAGCAGGGCTCTTAGGTCATCTTCCCTGCCTTTAAGTTGTTCATCTATGCGCTGAGCGCAGGTTTCTTGCTTCGTTTCCATTGTTCTACCTTTCATTAGTTGTTATGGGTGGAAGTCTAAGACCTCCCCTCCCCACTAGGCTAGTCTAACCTAGCAGGAAAGGCAAGCATTAGGCTCGATCGATTTTGCCCTCCTCTTCATCTTCATCTTCAAAGAAATCTGCCCAATTTGCGATAGTAAAAGTCTTCCCACAAGCCTCACAAGGAAAGTGAGCGACATCTTGCTCATCAACAAGGCCGTTGAACTCTGCCTCCTTGTCGCACTCAAAACAACCCGTGAAAACTGTTGCCTTTTCCATTAGATTACCTCCGTTAAGGTTTCGGATTCAATTACATCATCTTCAGCATTTTCTAAATCGTAGCCCTCACCCTCGTAGTCTTCCGCGCTTGTATGCCCGTAAGCGACAAAGAACTTAGCAAGAGCCTCCTCCGCGCTTGTTGCCATTACCTCATAACTTTCCCCGCTTAGTATCGTATAAGCCGTTTTCTCGCTCACTATGCGCTCACTTTCTTGTTTAGGCGGTGGATACGATATTGGCCACCCGCCCAAGCGGTCATTGTTATGGCGTAATCTTTGGCCTCTTGCTTGGTTAAGAATTCGTAAGGCATAACGCCTTTTCCTCTAATCTCTACCTTGTAAATCATTTCTCTACCTTTCCTACCTGTGAACGGCCTGTGAGCGGGCTGAGTTCTGCTTGTTGCCTTAAGGTTATGAGGGCGTGCTAATCCCTCGGCACTATCGCGCCCCCTGCCCCCTGCCTTTTTATTATCTTTCTTTTTAATAAACA